TTGTCCCTCCAGTTATAAAAAACTATAGCTTCACTTATCCAGCTTTGCGATAAGATATACTTCGGGCATGTAGTCATTTTAGCCTGTAGCATATCGGCATTTACTTTGGTTAGGTTGCTCAATGGTATAATGCTGGATAATGCTTTAGGGGTAGGTTTTTCATCTTTATGGCAGCTAAACTTGCAAGCCCATTGTTTTTGAAACTCGGGAGCTTCATCACGCAGCACTTCAGCAGCAGCAGCATCGGACATTGTGCTTGCCTCACGAAGCAGAGCGCAGCCACAAGGAACCTGTAGTGCATTATCCAGTTCTTTTGTGTTGTTCCAAGCGGACATCTTTAACCAAAGAAACTGCTCTTCATTTAGGGTCTGAGCATAAAAACAGATATCGCATAGCTGCATAAACTCGTCTAAGCTTAGGAGTTCTCTGAGGAGTTCTCCTGTGGCTGGCTCTGCAACCTCAATATCATTAACTGTGATCCTTGTGATACAGTTCTCAAGGATAGCAAGCTTGGATTTAAATGGTTCTGTGGAGTCGTTGGCTTCTTGTAGGAAGCTGTAAGACAAACGCTTGATGTGAAACTTGGCATGTGAAAGCTCAAAGATAAAAGGTGCAAACGGATTATTGTTGGCTGGAATATCCATCACAACAATCAAACAAAGTGGGGATTGCGCTTGCTAAGTGTTTGAAACTTATATGCTACATCTACCATCTCTTCGACAGTCTCCATGCCAAACTCATCACGAAGTTGATCCAGCCAAGCATCCTCTGCAACTGTTGTGCCCGGAATCATAGTAGCTGATACCACTACATCACCAAAACTGTATTCTGTGCAAGATGAGAGAAAACACAAGTATCGATATGTGGTTTTATCACCTTTGCCATACTCACGTAAACGTAGAAGCATATCAGTAGGGATACGTTTAATCTTGAATAATACTGGAGTCTGACCTTCCTTTGGTTTTAGAGAAGCATGGACTCTGGTTTTGAGATACTGGTCCCAGTCAGAACCTTCAATATCGATAGCAGGGTCAGTTAGAGAGGCAACAAGTAGGTATTGGTTTATTGTCATAGTTATAACTATATCATTATGAAAAAAAAACCAAGTAAGCCAAAAGTAAGAGAAGTAGTAAATGAAACAATATCTCACTATGAAGATAATCCATATGATGTAAAGGAGTTTATTGAACGGATGATGACTCTTGGATACACTTATGAAACAATCGTAGATCAAGCTTGTTTAAAGTTCAAGATTAAAAAGAACTTTGCTGAGCTTCTTGTAAAACAAGTACGATCTTGCTGGATTGCCTTTGGTGAACTTCCAGACAATGAAAAACGTGCTGCTCTTGAACAGCAACTGGGTTTATTGTTTCGTATGTCGCTGGATGCATCTCAGTTTGGTGTGGCTGCTATTGCTTTAAAACGTAAGATGGAACTTGCTGGAATCCAAACATCTTCAACAGGCAGAGGATCGGTTAACACAAACGTTAATATAGGTCCACAAGGTATCACTGCTGCTGATATTCTTCCAGCTGATTTACTGCAAGAACGTAAACAAAACCTACATGCTATGGAAGCCCATTTAAATGCCAAACCCACGGATAAGTGATTGGTTGCTGTTATATCTTCTGTTGCTATTGATTCTTCTCTCTTCTATTGGTTATCCTCCACAAGACTAATGTCTGCCCTCCACCTGTACGATTCTTTATACTAAGAATTTTATATCATATATACTTATGACAAGGAGATTCACTTATGAATAAGGTTTATCACGGGTTTTCTAAGAGTTCTGGAGTATATAAGATAACGAATAAAGACAATGGTCTTGTATACTTTGGTCAGGCTGTTCAGCTTGCAACAAGGGCTATGCAACACGAAACTACATTAAATAGAAATAAACACGCAAACTATCATTTACAAGCTGCTTGGAACAAGTATGGTTCTGATGTTTTTGAGTTTGAGGTTATCGCAGTATATCCAGACAGAACTGAACGTGATGCAGCAGAACAAGTTCTTATCGATGAGCACTATGGACCGGGTTGCTATAATATGAAGAAAACAGTTTTACCAGCACAAACAACATGGAGTCATACTCCAGAAGAAACTCGTACAAAAATAAGTCAAAAATTGCAAGGGCATGAAGTTAGTAAAGAAACAAGAGAAAAAATAAGCCAAAAATTAAAAGGCTGCACATCTCCTATATTCAGTGAAGAAACTCGTACAAAATTAAGCGTAGCTGCTCAAGGAAACACAAATTCTTTAGGCTCTACTTGTTCTACTGAAACTAAGGGAAAAATTTCACAAGCAAACAAAGGTAATGATTATGCTTTAGGTCATTTACGTTCTCCAGAAACTCGTGCCAGAATGAGTGCTGCACAGAAGGCTTGGCGACAAGCAAAAAAGAGCCTTGTAAATGAGTAATCTATTTACGCCTACACCTAAGCAGCAAGAGTTCTTAACCAATCCAGCAAGAATAAGATTGTTTTTAGCTGGCTTTGGAACAGGTAAAACCTACGCAAATGTTGTTGAGACATTTTATCAGATGATGATTGTTCATCAGGGTTATACAGGTCTTGTCTGTGCTCCAACATTTAAGCATTTATCTCAAGGGTGGCTGGAGACATGGAAAAAACTTATTCCTCAGTCCTACTGGACGATGAACATAGGACAGCAGATTATATTCTTGAATAATGGCAGCAAGATATTCTTACGTCATGCTGGAGAGGGTGGTTTAAATCTTGCAGGTATCAACGCTTGCTTTGTTAGCATCGATGAGGCTGCTCTAATAGACGATCCAGAGGCGTTCAAACAGGCACTGAGTAGATTGCGAGAGGGTAAACCGGGACAGCCCTTACGGGCCATCCTAACGTCAACACCAAATGGTTTTTCGTGGCTACCAAAGGAGTTTGGTTTTGGTCCTGATAATAATAAATGGTTTGGGAATAACAACTGCTGGACAGACTCACTGGGATTGAGAAGCACGATTCGAGCTAAGACCACTGATAATACTCACCTACCCCAAACATATATCCAGAACTTGCTAAATAACCCTCCAGAGTGGGTGGAACAGTATGTAAATGCTGGTTATACTAAAGCAGAAGGCATGGTTTTCAAAGAGTTCAGCTATGATGCAAACGTAGTGAACAGCACAGTGCTGCCAGTAAGATATAAGAACATAGTAGTTGGCATCGACTGGGGATATGCAGCTAACGGAGCAGCGATTGTTTTAGGTCAGACTCCACAAGGAAACTATGTGGTTATCGAAGAGCACAGTTATAAAAACATGCTGGTTGATAAAACTGGTTGGTTCCGTATCTTTGATAATATCAACAAGAAGTATCATATAGACGGATGGTTCTGCGACCCTGCGATGCCAGCTTATATAGAAGCACTGCGTATACACTTTGGACAGAAGGAGCTTGTATATGAGGCAAACAACAAACGCATCGCTGGGATGCAGAAGATGAAGAGCTATTTTTATCAGAAAAAACTGTTTATCTTAGAGGACTGCAAGGTTCTGCTGGAAGAAGTGCAGCAGCTAAAGTTCAAAAACGATTCAGAAGATTCAGAAAAAAAGGATGACCACTGTGTTGATGCAACACGATATGCACTTATGGGAATCGTAGAGTTGTTTGATAGAGGTCGTTGGGACCGATAAGTTATACTAAATGTAAACTATGACGTATACTTATCATAAGGAGTTCACTTATGAATAAAGTATATAACGGTTTTTCTAAGAGTTCTGGTGTCTATCAAATAATCAATAAAATAAATGGTCATGTTTATTTTGGTCAGGCAGCACAGCTTGCTACAAGGGCTAAGCAACATGAATACTCACTAAATAAAAACAAACACGATAACAAACATTTACAAAGAGCTTGGAATCTATATGGCTCTGATGCATTCGAGTTTACTGTGCTTGGAGTTTATCCAGACAAAACTGAACGTGATGCAGCTGAACAAGCTCTTATAACACAATTTTATGGTGAAACATGTTATAACATGTCTAAGACAGTTTTTCCTGCACCGGGAACATGGAGCCTTACACCTGAAGAAACCCGTGCAAAAATAAGTGCTGCTACGACTGGTGAAAAAAATGGTTTCTTTGGTAAAAATCATACTGAAGAAACAAGAGAAATAATGAAGGCTGCTCGAAATAATAGAAAAGATAAACCACATAGCCCAGAAACAAAAGCTAAAATGAGTGCAGCAGCGATGGGAAAATCACCAAGCCCAGAAACTCGTGCAAAGCTAAGTGCTGCTGCTAAGAAGAGATATAAACAAGAAGGCATCCAGCAGCCTCCATAGGGGGCTGGGAGGTATGGGATGCATACTTGTGTGGAGTTGATTATTGGAGCCTCCCTTGAGGCTCCAGTTGGTTATGGAGAATACTGTGTAGCTGGGATAATCCTTCTTGCTGGTGGGGTAGGTAAAGGAAAATCTAAAGACTCAAAGATAAAGTCTCCACAGAAACCATATTCTTGTTGTTGAGTAGTGGTACAAAGGTTATAGTCTGTGTATCGTAGGTCTACAATATATGGACCATTGATAAGAGCAAGAAGTCCGGGGTCAAGCAGTTCGTTGAATGTGATTTCTCTGGTAACGGGGTTTACGCTGGTTACAGTAAGACTGCCCACAGTTGCACCGTTGAAGATGTAGTTGTTGGGATCGTTGCGCCATATAAACTCTACACGGTCGCCAACTTTGAAAGATGATACACCACCATCCTCTATAGCAAGACCAGTGCCATATCTTTGTCTATATGCATACCTGTTTGAACCTGCATAGCTTGACACTTCTTCATTTGCTGTATAAACTCCTGGTGGTGGTGGCTGAATGGGCAGTATTTGCTGCTTGTTTGATGGTCGGATGTAGTCTGCTGCAAAGATTACTTTACCAACAACAATATTAGTTGCTGACTCAGCACGAGCACCCGGCGAATAAAAACTTGTATCGAACTTTTCTCCATAGACGATAGAGAATTCTATGACGCCCGCTGTTAGGTCAACACGACGTTCGATGACAAGACCGTTTCTCTCTAAGAGCCCTCGTTGTGGGTTGTCTTTATCGAAGTTTGGCACAAGCCAGTCAGTGATATTGACAGTATCACCAAGTTCGATGTTGATTCTTTCCATAGATGTTTTGCATTTAAACACGTATTGAGGATAACCCCAGATACTGAGGAACCGGGTTGCTACCTGCTGGAAGTATACGATTAAATCTTGTGGTGATGTTATGCCGCCTACTGATGCTGGAAGTTCTATCTCTTGTGTGTTGCCAATCTTGTATCGACCTTTAGATAAGTCATCGTTGAACGTAAACACTGTTTCATAGTTTGGAGCAGACAACTTCATCGTGTTGAACAAGTTTTCTGGCAGTGTGGACAGGTTTACTGGGGCTTCCAAAAAGTCAGCAGTTGTTAGGATATGGTCTGGTTCTCCAGTAGAGTCATAAGTTTTAAACTGTATCTTTGAACCCTTTAAGGCAATGATATAGTTGAAAAACCTCATATATGGCTGGATGAACTCCATGAACTTGGTTTCCTCAGTCCAGATCCAGCGAATCTTACGCCCTCCATCAAGTGATGAAACCCACTGGATTAGCTCAACAAGGTTTGATAGGTCGAAGTCGCTATTGTTAACATTGTTAAACAGGGTTACGCCGCTCCTTGGCCTGAGTATGCTTTTTATCAAGGTTTCGATAACAGTGGATTCGCTTTGAACTGATACTGCGGACTTAAACGCCAATGGTTCAGTGATATACTGAGTTGTGCCATCAGCAGCAGCAGGCTGGAATGATTCCTTGTTTACTTTTGATATACGACCAACAATAACATTATTAGGAGCCGTTAGTTCAGACTGACCTTTTGATGGCTCCAGAAGGACCACTGTGTCTTCCGCTTCAGCTACATAAGCGTGTCGGATAACAATGTTCTGTGGTCCAGAGGTTGCAGCTGGCCCTTCAGAGGGAGTTGGAAGATAAAGGTACTGGGTTGGTAGTGCGAGCCCAGAACGACCATCAAGTTGAAACTTGAGTGCATATCCATAGTCGAATGGCTGGCCTGGGTTTGTCGGGCTGACAAGTGGTCGTCGAAAACCACCGGGGTTGCCATTCTGCACAAAGTCGATACATACAGGAGGTATAACTGGGCTATCTATCCCTACGCCACCCCAACGTTCTGCGTTGCCAGCCCAAAACTCTTGGCCAGCTATCCTGCCACCAATCGTATAATACTGGGGAGTGGTCAAAGGTAAGTCAAGGTCTTGATTCGACGATAAACCAAGTCTGACCTTGCCGCCCGGTGCGTTTGTTGCTGTATAGTTCCATGGGATAGGGCCATAAATCAAGTCCATTGCATTTAGTAGGGCAGGACGGAAAAACCGGGTTGGGTCAGGTGGTTCGATAAATGCATTGCCACGAAAACACGCAGCAGGGTCAGTTGCAAACTTGTATCTGTAGTCTGTATCCCAGTTATAGTAGTTTACTGGGTCGAATGGGTCAGTGCCACGGAAGTTTGCTGGTTGGATAACTCGGTTCCAGTTGTTGCTGGCCTTATGGATACCAAACATAGCGTTTTTTGAATATGTTTTGGTTGGGATACTAAAGTTGTGCCGGAATCCAGCATACTCAACTATCTCGTTTTTATAAGTGTTCCATTTATGTTCAGCACGAAGTTCAAAGGTGCTACCATCAGGTGTTAGCTCTGGAGAACTCTGGCAGTATCCTCTCCATATAGGATAAATGCTATCGTCCGTTACATTATATGCGTCTTCTACTCTCCATAGAATAACTCCACGTTTAATAACAAGTGGATGTTTTAGGAAGATCTCAGGACTATATGTTTCACGGATACGGTGATACTTGTTTTCTGTTCCATAGTAGCCACGACCCAGAGTGCTTTCAGTAGAAATACCAACAACCAAAACCTTTGGGTCTACTGGACCAGGAACTGCTTGAGCGGTTCCGATAATGGCGAGACATTCGTCTTCAATCCAGATAGGTCTGAGGCCAGAACCAAAAGTTGTTGACATGTCATATGATGCAGAAACCCGGCGTGGGTTATAATATGCATTGTTGGCGAATGCTGGGTCTGGTAGACCGGGGTCAGAAAACAACAACAGTTCGTTATTATAGGCTTCATTAGCCGCTGGTGCCAGTGATACAATGCTGGGTAAACTGCGTTCTAAATATAGTGGGCTCTCTCTTGCTGAACCTCTTGTAAAAAGTTCAGTTAGAAGGTTACCAGAAAAACTGGTTCCATCATATAAGGCGAAGTTTTCAACGTATTTATCAAGTAGTTTTAAAGTAATGCCATCAACTTCTAAATCACCTTCGATGGGCAGAGTTCGCTCATTCCAGCTAACATAGTCGTTTGGGTTTACAAGACAGTTATCTATAACTGTCCATGAATCAGCCCAGTCTGGATGTGTTGGAAAACCTGATGCCAGAATACCAGCAGGAATACCGTTTGTTGAAAATGCGTATGGACAACCTTCGATCGATAGTATATAACCTTCGTTGCTCATCAGACTACCCTTTTGCTGTGTTCATAAAAGTTCATGGTTATGTTGTCTACGTTTCTGAACTTGTCATAGTTCGGTATACTGAGTGAAAAATGTTCTGCTCTTATTGTCTCAGCACTAAGAGCTACTTTTTCAAACTTTAGTTCTGGGGCAAACGCCGAAGCGTTCATGTTTGACTGGAAGTTTCCAAAAGTAGCAGCGATAATAGTACCTTGCCCTAAACTGATAGCAGCATTTAAGAAGTTATGAATGGTATATGGTGGCTGATGTGTGGGATCAGTTGTTGGGAACTTCCACTGAGCATTTAGTTGGTTTCCTAAAGCATCAACTCCAGTTATTGGAGGGAATGCTGGAGTTATGTTTGATAGAATCCCAGTTACATCATTTACATCTTTAGGATGATACTTTAGGTTAAAACTACGAGTAAATCTTGCACTTCCGTTGCCCCAGCCATATACAGTGCCATCAGGTAAATCCGCAACTGCATAAATCTGGCCTTTGCTTTGCCATCCAGTATCTTCTTCTCTGGCATATGAAAACAAGCAGTGTGTAGGTTGATAGTTGCTGTATAGGTAGCCAACAGCAGGAACACTGTGTGGTCCTATGCTTGTAAAACCCAAAGAATATGCAAGCTGCACAGAGCTAAATGTAAGCGTTGCAGGAGTTGCTCCTGAGTTATATATCCCTACAAGACCTGTTGGGGCAAGGAACACCTCATAGTTGCCGGGTAAAGTACTTCCTCCATTTAGGGCTACCTCTATTACCTTTAGTAAATCTTGTGGGTCATCAACGCTTAGCCCTGTTGGAGTAGTGGTGTCCCTGAAAGCTATAATCATCCAGTATGGCACTTCTACTGGGTTTGCAAGCGAGGGAGGTTCAGCTACTTGGATTTGGCGTATGTTAGTTCCAGAGCCGTCAGATGAAGTTATCTGGTAGTATGCAGTCGCCGTTGGACCCAGTGGGGTGTCAAGGGGCTGTCTGAACTGAAACGGCATTATAAAGGCAGTTGTGATTTCGGCCATGGTTTTCCTTATTATAGATAAATAGTCTACCACTGTGCCAGAACGTGCCACACGGTAGCAAGACCATAAAGCAGCTGGCTGCTGTTATAAGTATGGAAAGGGTTAGGACAGGTTTAGATCGCAGGAGCGGATTGCTCTGGCAGTATAACCGCTGTAGCACGACGTTTGGCGTGTGCAGCTTTCAGTTTGATACTATGAGCAATACCCCATTCTGGTGAACGTAGCTTGTTTTTCTTAGAAGCACTTATAGCAGCACAGTGTTCTGGAGTAAATGGTTTTCGTTTTTTACCTTTATGACCAGCACTTATAGCAGCACGGGTTTCTTCTGATAGCTTATAACCCTTGGGTCGTTTATACTGTTTACGTGGGTACTGACTTTGTGGTTTGACATTTTTTGCCATATTATAGCATTTTTTACCATAGAACTTTGTAATAAGAGCTTGTTCGGCTGCATCACGTTCAGTTTTGTCTGGATATACACCGATAACCTCAAACTCGAATGCATCAGAGCCATATAGATTCCAAGCAGCTTGTAAATGACAGTTTCCGTGTTTGCCTTGCTTTAGTTTTCTCTCATGCTGCATCGCTCTTGTAGCAAGCTGTGATGCTTGCCCGAAGTATACAAAATCATTTTGTTTATTAGTTATCTTGTATACTCCAGAACAGTGAGAAAACCCGTGATATATCTTATTCATAAGTGAAACTCCTTATGATAAGTATACACAGACTATAGTATTTAGTATATAGAATATTAGATTATTTCGGTTGGGAGGATTACTGGTGTAGGTGCTTCTACTGGCGCAGCTACAACAGGTGCAGACTGAGAGATGAGCACTGCTTCTGAGGTTTCCACAATAACATTTAGTTCATCGTCTGAGGCAGAGAGAGCTACTGATGCAATCTGACGCAGTGCAGCTACTTTACCTTCGTTGCTTAGGAAAGGTATACTCAGCAGAGACTGAGCATTTACAATATCTTCGGTGGTTTGTGGGATAGAGAATGTCTTGGGATAAGAGATAACTGTTTCTACATCTTCCATGCCGAGATATGCTTTGAAGATATCCAGTGTTTTTTGTTCATACTTTTTTAGGTGTGCTGCAAACTTGGATGCATAGTTTTCAAACTCACGAGAACGAATCTTTAGAGCTTCTCCAGAAGAAGGTGCTGCACTGCTATCATTTACAAGTGTAAGCCCCAAGAGCAGGTACGAACGGTTGATCATGAACAAAATATGATCACGCAGTTCTCTTGTTGGGTCTGATGGTGCTGCGATAAAGCTTGGTGTGCCTGACTCAGAATCATATGGCAGTGCGTTGTTGCTACCAACTGCTATCTCTGTTTTAGGTGGCATAACACCACCTGTTTTAGCAAGAGGGATTGTTAGGATAGGGAATGCACTACGTTGATGCACATCTGTTGCCCAGCTACTGTAGTTGTATACAGCACGGGCAGTATCCACAACATCTACCACTAAACTTCTGCCAGTTGGATATGGTTGTCCATAGTCCCGATTGTAGTAGTTGAAAACAAGTGGGATTTTACCATTTAGTGATGCTGGATGTTTGCCTTCTGTTATAACTGTTGTTGCAGAGTTATCTACCACAACTTGTTGATAAAGGGATACAGACATATTCACTTGTGCTGATACTTGTCTCCAGCCTTTTTGGTTCACGATACGCAGCACTACATTGTTATAGCTGTTGTTGTCCTGAACAATGTTTTCAAACCATGCAAACTCTTCGACTTCGCCATATGGGTTTGTAACCACCCAAGCAAACGACAGTGGATTTACAAGAACAGCTTTTGGAGAGATGCCTTGCTTGATCAGGTCGTTTCTGGAGTTGACAACAGAACCTTCAGGCATGGTATAATCGATATAGGTTGCTGTCATTCCAAACAATGCTGTCATCTTAGCATTCTCGTTGATGAACTCAGACCAAGTATTATCCCGATAATCTACATTATTATTTACAAAGGGTTCCAGTTCACCTAAGTCTCTGGATACCTTTGACGTTGTAGAGTCTGCGTAAGCATTTACGCACTGCTGAACAATGTTGAAGTAGTAGGAGTTAAGGGTTCTTTGACGAAACTTTTGTTCATCTTCTGCATCGAATGGTGTCAAGTAAGAACGGATATCACGGTTTGTGATATAAAAGTCTTTTTCATCTTCGTTATAGGTGCGATATGACACTCTTGCTGTTCCGATAGCGAGTGATGATGGATACTTTACATTGTC